TCATCATTGCTAAATCTTCGTAGTGTTTTTTAGCAACAGAGACGGTGTCGGTCTTTATGCCTACCGCTTTTAATTCCTGCTGAATATCAAATGACTGCCAACGGTCAAATGAAACAACTCCAATGTTAAAACCTTGTCTGCGTAAATTAATAATCCATTGTTTTACTTCTGATAAATTAACTGGACCTTCTGCTTTTGGTTCCCACCAAGCAACTGCATCAACAATAACCATTGGTGCTACTTGCTGATAATCTTTAATAACCTGAATGTTTACCCACTTATCTACGTGAGCAATTGCTACAGCGCACTTATCGTGTTTCTGTGCAAGGTCAGCATGGATATAATATATTTTTTCTGGATCAGGTTTAAATGATTCGTCAAACCTTCTAAAGTTATCAACTGGGTTTCTTAATGTCATACATTTTTCTAATTTATCTTTTTGTTTAAAAAATGCATCTGATGCAAATGTTGGTGTGCATGCAAAGCGCATCATGGCATCGCCAAGGTCTGTGTAAAATGCTAATTTAAAGTCATTTATTTTTCTAGTAGGGTTTACTTCCCAAGTTGGTTTTTTAAGTGCTAAAACCTTTGGAACTTTATAAGAAAGTATTGTATCTTCTTCCCATGAAATTTCAAATTGATTATTTGGATCATCGTGTGGTAAATTTTCATTCATAATAAAAAGATGTTTCTTTTCAATAGTTTCTTTTTCTGCAATAACATCTTCATATCTTTTAGAAATAAAGTCACCTTGATAGCGAGGGAATGAAAGTAATACTACTTTACCTAAATCTGGAAAACGTGAGTCTACAGATCCACGAAATGCTTTATAAATATTTTCTGCAGTCTTGCCTTGCTCATTGCCAGTTCCAACCTCAGATGCAAAACCAGAAATTTCATCAAGGACTGAAAGTAATAAGTTTAAACCTTCATGCGATTCTCTTTCTGAGTGTCCAGAGTAAACAGTAATTGATTTATCAAACTCAACACTATCAGCCTTTGCATTATACTTTCCTGCAAACCATGGTGATTTTTCTATCTTAGTTTTAAATCCTTTAAAGAATACGTTCTTTGCTTGTTGTGCGTTAATGGCTACGTTGATGATATCAATTGCATCCCCGCTTGGTTTTCCATAATACCTAGCAGGATCTTTAAGGCATAAGAGTTTATAAACTATATATGCACAGGCTACTGTTGATACAAAGTCTTTTCCAGATCCTTTTCCAAGTTGTAAAATAATTTCATTTTTAGTGTATTTATCAAAATATTGAGCACCAGCAACAGATCCAAATATTTCTTGTAGTTCTTCTTTACGATAAATTTGACTCATTGCTTCTACAATTTCATATTGAATTAAAGATAATTCTGGCTGGCCAAGATAATCCGCAGACTCAACAAATGTTTTTGCGTCTACTGGAATTTCATCAAATTGATTTTCTTTTAAAACTTCTAAAAAATCATTGAACATCTTGGACAATTGTGATTACCTCTCCTTCTTTAGCAATCTGAGAAAGACGTCTCATAATTAAATCACGAACCTCTGGATGGGTTGAGGCGATGTCTCTTAAGATTTCAACAAGAACCTCTTGTCGTCTTTCAATTTCAACCATCTCTTCTGCAAGTTCTTTATTTTCTAGGAGTCCTGCTTTTTGTAACATTTCAATTCTAGATTTCTCAATATCCATCACTAACTTAATTGCTTGAGTCTTTGCACTAAGATTATTAGTCATACTTGATTCATCAATTACTTCATAGGCTTTTGTAATAAGTTTAGTATAGTGAGTATCTGCTCCAGCAAGTGCTTCTTTAGCACGAGCACGAATTGCATCATTTGCAGATGCCATAACCTTCCACTCATTGATTAACGAAACAACACGAGTACGTGGAATATCTAATTCTTTAGAAATTTTTGTTGGATCTTGGCCTTTAAGATATTCTGTAACTACTTTATTAACTTCATCAAGATGCTCAATTAGTTCTGTTTCAGTTGACATTTTTTTCCTTTGCTATTTTTAACAAAACTAAATATCCTATTAAATCATCAATATCGTTGTCTCCAGGATAATCTGTGCCTTTCATAAGACGACTTAGTTTGTCATCAATTCTAACCTTAAGTTGTTCTGCTGGATCTGACTTGCTAAAAATTCTTACAGGATCAAGGGCAGAGTCACCATATGCTATGTTTTTTTCTATAAGCATTTGCGCTATAGAGTGACATGCCTGCCAAATTGAATTACCAGACGGCGCACCAACTGACTGAAGATAAAGATCATTACATTTAAAATCTTTAACATCTTTATATACTGGTTTTAATTTCATTTGTATTCCTCTGTTTGCCATGCAACATAGTTTGGTCCAAAAACTTTTTCTTTTTTTCCTGCTCTATAGTGTTTAATTGATTTACCGTGTATTTTTTTTGCTTCTTTGTTTTTATACAACATAAAAGTATCTTTATTAATTTCTTCAGAGGCAATTGTTTGAATTATAGAATCTGTAAAAATAATATATCCAACTTCGTTTGTAACATAATCAATAATGTTGTTATAATTATTTTTTTCATAGTGTTTTATTTTTATATTATTTATAATATTTTTTAAAAAAATACTATTTGCTTCTGACGCAAAAATCATTTGTGAGTATCCTGGACCGTTTGGCTCTTCAGATGCAATAAAATTATGACTTAAATTAAAAAAATGCTCTATTGATTCTTTGCATAAAATATCTAAATCTACATACAACCCTCCATTTATGTAAAGACATAGATATCTCCAAAGATCTGCTTTTAAAATGTTTGTTTTATAAGAATTATAAATATCAAACCATTCTTGTCCAAAATTATTTAAAACAAACTCTGCTCTTTCTTTTCCAGATACATACTTATATTCCCAATCTGGATTTTTTTCTTGCCAAGAATTAGCACACTCTAATGCTAGTGGAGGTAAGTCTTTGTATTCTGACTCATACGTTTGCCAAATAACTTTAGGTATCATCGTTTTGATTTTCTAAATCCAAATTTTGCAAGGTATACGTAGATAGTTTCAACACTGGTTCCGCACTCCTTGGCAATATCTTGTGGAGACTTTTTGTCCATAACAAACCTTTTACGGAGCCAAGCCTCGCTTGTATACAGTTTAGCAGCCATAAGATTATTTGTCAACTTCTGCTTCAGAAATATCATAGTCGTATGCGTTTGAGTCTTCTAAAACCCACTTATCGTAACTTTCAACATCCCACTTATTTGTATTTATAAGTCTTTGTATTACTAGATCTTTCTTGGTTACAAATGATGGTTCTTTTAATCTAATGCGGTTATTAGGCTGTACCGCAAAATTTCCATCATCTCTTTGAATAACATGGCCACATTTATGTTGTCCTGGACTTTCTGAATATCCATCATCTAAAATATTACTTTCTGGATTGTGCCAGTCTAAAGTAAATAAATATTTTCCGCTAATGTTATTTTTATTTCTATCTATATAAGACATTCTCATGTTGCTTAAGTTTTCAAATTTTGTAACTGCTATGTGTGGACTAAAAGAATTCCAAAGCACAAGATTGTAGATTGGTTCTTCAGGAACTCCTGGCTTCGTACAAAATGCATTAATTGGCATTCTCCACCAAATTCCCCCATCTTCCATTAAAAAATGAAATAAAGGACTTCTACTTTTAATACTAGATACACCAAAAATTACACATGGAAAATATTGATCATGACTATCTTCTTGATCTCTTAAAAAATTACCACGAACGTAGCACTCAATTGGTGGTATGTTAGCATTTAACTCTGGCATTATTCCTCAACTCTCATTGCTTTATTCCAGTTATTAATAGCCCAGTGGCCGATACCACAAGCATCAGCAACGTCATTATCGTTAATAATTTTATCATAGTTGATTTCAATTAATTTTATGGTCCTTTCTTTTCTAATTTGTCTTTCATAAGACTTATACCAAGAATCCGACTTTCCTGGATTTTTTTTTCTAATATCTACCTGCTCTTCTTTTGTTAATCTTTTATTTCCTAGATAATTT